AAGTGGACGCAGATCGCGCAGGCCTTCCTGGAGGCCTCGCGCGGCTTCTACGCGAGCGGCGGGCAGTACGCCGCCGACTACGCCGCGGTGCAGGGCTTCCGCCCGGACGGCTCGCACGCCGGCGGCCTCGCCTATGTGCCCTTCGACGGCTACCTGGCCGTGCTACACCAGGGCGAGCGGGTGCTGGCCCGGGCGGAAAGCGCGCAGTATGCGCAGTCGCCGAACTGGTCGCAGTACGGCCAGGGCGCCAACGCCGCGCTGGTGGCGGAGGTCAAGGCGCTGCGCAACGAGCTGGCGACGCTGCGTGACGCCGTGGGCCAGGTCGAGGCGGTCAAGGAGGCCCAGGCCGCCGCGCGCCATGAGGAGGTCATGGCGGTGCAAACCAAGCAGGTGCGGCTGCAACAGGACTTACTCAACAAGTAGCCATGACCATTGCCATTGAAGTGAGTGCATGGCGGCTGTCGACCGGGCTGGTGGAGACCCTGCGGTATTCCGACGCAGGCTTCACCACGCGCCCGACCGACACGCCGGCCAATGCGTTTTTCGACCCGCGCCTGGTCGAGCCGCCGCGGCTGTCGCGCGTGCTGTTCGACCAGGCCACCACCTACGGCGCCTCGCGCGCCTCGGTGGGCGAGATCCTGCTGTCCAACCCGGACGGCCAGCTTGATGCGTTGCTGACCGACTATGCGTTTGACGGCCGCCCCTTCGTGGTCAAATCCGGCGCGCTCGGCACGGCGGTGTCGGGCTGGCCGGTGGTGCTGTCGGGGCTGCTCGACGACGTGCGCAGCGCGGGCAGCGACATCAGCCTGGTGGTGCGCGATCGCCTGGCGGCACTGGGCAGGCCGCTGTCGCGCGCCAAGTACGCCGGTAACAACGTGCTGCCCGATGGCCTGGAGGGCACCAAGGACGACCTGAAGGATCAGTACAAGCCGCGCGTCTACGGCAGCGTACTGAACCTGCCGGCCAAGCTGGTCAACAGCAGCAAGCTGGTCTACCAGGTCTCCGACCAGGGCTGTACGGTCGGCACGGTCTACGACAACGGCGTGGCGCTCACGCGCGGCGCCGACTATGCGAGCTCGGCGGATCTCCTGGCCACCGCGCCCGCGGCCAGCACGGTGCGCTGCTGGGGCGGCCTGTGCCGGCTGGGCTCGTCGCCGGCGGGGCAGGTGACCGTCGACGTGGCCACCACCGAGACCCGGGCGGGGGCACTGCTCCAGGCGGTGGCGCTCGATGCGGGGATCCCGTCCGGCGACATTGTCGCGGCCGACGTGACCGCGCTCAACGCCGCCAACGCCGCGCCGGTGGGGGTCTGGGTCGATGGCGAGGCGAGCGCGCAGGCGGTGATGGATACGCTGGCCAACGCGATCGGTGCCTGGTACGGCTTCGACCGCCTCAACCGGCTGCGCATGGGGCGCCTGACCGCGCCCAGCGGCACGCCGACCACGATCTACGCCGACGCCGAGATGGCGCTCACGGTGCGCTCGGCCGGCGTGCCGAGCTGGCGCTCGGTGGTGCGCTTCGCCCGCAACTACACCGTGCAGGCGCAGCCGGCGGGATCGGTCAGCGCGGCGCGGCGGGCGTTCCTCGCGCTGGATCTTCGTCAGACCGCCAGCGAGCGCACCACGGTACAGACGGCCTGGCCGTCGTCCGAGGCGGTGATCTTCGATACCGCGCTGGTGGCGGAAGCCGACGCGGCCGCCGAGGCCAGCCGGCGCGCCGACCTGTACAGCGTGCGGCGCGCGCTGGTCGATATCGAGATCCCGCTCGCCGAGCTCGGCGCGATCGACCTGGACAGCGTGGTGACGGTGCAAACCAGTCGCTACGGCTTAAGCGGCCGTCTGCTGCGGGTGATCGGCTTGGACACCGGCGTCGATCGCGGCACGGCCAAACTGACCTTGTGGGGCTAAATGGCAAATGTACTCCTGGCGCATCCAAACGTCGCCGACGGCGGCACCCTGTCGGGTGGCAGTTGGCAGGTGGCGCTCAACAATCTGATGGACCGGCGGCTGTCGCGCGTGGCGCGCAGCACCACCGCGGCCAAGGCTGATACCCAGTTCGTGCTGGATCTCGGGCAAAGCCGGCTGGTGTCGGTGATCGCAGTGGTGCGACACAACCTGTCGACGGCCGCCAAGTGGCGCCTGCGGATGGCCAACGATCCGAGCTTTGCGAGCCCGGTCTACGACAACGCGGTGGTGGTGCCGCCCGACGGTTCGGCCTCGCTGCAGTTGGATTTCGTCGCGGCCTCCTATCTGCTGTGGGACCCTGACTGGCAGCTGGCGTGGCCAACGCTGTTTCCGCCCTCGGCGCTCGAGTGGGAGGATGACAACTTCTGGACCGGCTCGATCACCGAGGAGGCGCGGCGCGAGTATCCGTCGCTGCTGCTGGTGGTGCTGCCCAAACCGACGGCGGGGCGCTACATCAAGGTGGAGGTCGACGACGAGGCCAACCCGGACGGTTATGTCGAGTTCGGGCGCGTGTTCGTCGGGCGCGCCTGGCAGCCGCAATACAACGCCAAGTGGGGCGCATCGCTGGGCTGGGAGACCGACACCACGGTGCAGCGCGCGCTGTCCGGCACGCCGTACTTTGACCGCAAGAGCGGGCGGCGCGTGACGCGCTTCGAGCTCGGCTTCCTATCGCGCGATGAGGCGCTTGGCCGCGTATTCGAGCTCCAGCGCCAGGCCGGCGTCGACCGCGAGGTGCTGCTGATCTGGGACAAGGACGATGCCATTAACCTGCTGCGTCAGTCGTACCTCGGGCGACTGCGCCAGCTCAACCCGATCACGCGTGCCTTCGTCGGCAATCACAGCAACCCGTTTGAAATCGAGGAACTGACATGACCAGCGTCACCTTTACCACGGACGTCGGCGGCGACAACATCACCATCGACGACACCGACAACGCCACCACGGGCCTCGCCAACGGTGGCCACCGCACCCGCTTCATGGTCGCGCTGCAGCAGCTGATGAAAGTGGCGCAGTGGATCAAGGCCACCGCGGCGACGGTGCTGCAGTACAAAACCGATGCCGCCACCTCGGCCACCCAGGCGCAGACCTATGCCTCGGCAGCGCAGGCCGCGGCCGGGGCGCCGGCGCTGGCCGGCAATGCCAACAAGGTCATGGCGGTGAACGGCGCGGCCAACGGCGTCGCGTGGGTGCAGTCGCTGCCGGCGCTGACGGTGACCGCGCTGACGGCGACGTCGGTGACGACGGACACGCTCGCCGGCAAGACCGCGACGCTCACCCACACGGTGCCCTACACGCGCTACGTGGAGAGCGACCAGAGCGGCGCCGCCGGCGTGTTCCAGAGCCAGGTCGAGAGTGGTGCCTATTCGTTGGTGCGCAATACGGCGACGGCTCGGGACTTCAGCACCTACGTGGCCGAGCACCTGGTCAACAGCTCGGGCCGCCACCTGTTTGGCGGCGCGGCGGACGATTCGCTCTACAAGTACATTTTCCAGGGCGATCTGCGCTGCGTCGGCACCCTCTCCGCCACCGTGAACGTGGTCTGGGCGTCGGACGCGCGACTCAAGGATGACGTCCAGACGATCCCGGCAGCGGTCGCCAAAGTGAAGCGCATGCGCGGCGTGTCCTACGTCCGTAGCGACATCGCGGACAGCCCCCGCTTCGTCGGTGTGCTGGCGCAGGAACTGAGGGATGTGCTGCCGGAAGCCGTGCGGGAAGGCGGCGATGGGATGCTGTCTGTCGACTACGGCGCTCTGGGACCGGTGCTGATCGAGGCGGTCAAGGAGCTGTGCGCTCGCATTGAGGTACTTGAGCGGAGGGGCGCATGACAACGCCCGCTTCCGCGCCCATTTCTCTGGCGAACGTGGCCACCGAGCTGCGAGCCGCCGGGGGCATGTTTATCAACCACGATGACGTGAAGCGCTTGCTCGGCATTAGTCGACTCAGCGGTGGGCCGATTACGCTGGCGCAACTCCTCGGCAAGACGCGTCCCTGGTGGGGCCTGGTGCCTGTCAAGCAGACGACCGGCTCGACGACCTACTACAGCTGGCTAACCGCGGACGGTGGCCTGGCGGAGGCGGTCGATCCCTACTTCGGGAATGTGGCCATCACTGCAATCCAGTCCTCGCTCAACACTGCCGGGTCTGGCAGCGTTCTGAACTTTGCCTCGGACCCGGGCTTCCGGAATGACATCAAGGGGCAGTTGCTGGACGGCGACTGGGGGGTGTTGCGTGAGGTCGTGTTCTCCTACAACTCCTCTACCGGTAACTGGCGAACGCCAGAGACGACCGGGACCGACCACAGCACCTGCCTCTTCCAGTCTGCCGGCTACTGGGACGTCAACCTCATCAAGCTCTAGGGCTCGCCCGGGCTTCTGTTCCATCGTGCCACCTGCGGGTGGCTTTTTATATTTGGAGGCCTGCATGCCTGCAGAAGACAAGTTCAAGTTTCATGTCCCCGGTCTGAACTCGCCCTCGTCCGAGTACTTCGCGATTACCAAGGGCGACACGTCGGCCAGTGATTTCCCGACGGTGTCCCGAGCCATCCGCGTCGGGACCGGCGGCGATGTGGTGGCGATGCGCATGGACGGCTCGACGGTGCTGTTTCGTAACTGCTATCCCGGCGAGATGTTGCCTGTGCGCGCCGTGCGCGTGATGGCGACTGGTACCACGGCAGCCGACCTGGTGGCGCTGTGCTAGGGCTGGGACTCGGTTTGACGGGGCGCGGTGGGGGTGGCGCCTATGACGCGGACGATCTCAGTAAGGGCACGCTCAAGCTCGATTTCGTCTCCGTCAATGCGCTGACCCTCGATCTCAATCTGATCGTCGACGCGCACCAGGCGTGGGACGATGACCCGAGCTGGCCGTATGGCGCCGTCGGTGTGTTTCAACGTAAGGGATAACGATGCTGACAAGCAAGAATTTCAGCGACATCGTCGCGTTCACGCGTGCGTCTGCTGCCTGGCGTTACAGCAGCGGCGGCATCCTGGTGCAGGAGTCGGCCAACGTGCCGCGCCTGGACTATGACCCGGCAACGCTGGCGGCACGTGGGTTGCTGGTGGAGGAGCAGCGCACGAACCTTGTTCTACAGTCCGAGAACTTTTCGAACTCGTACTGGATTAAGACCGCTATCGCTGTTGCAACGTCGGCGCAATTAGCGCCGGACGGCGCACTGTCCGCGTTCGACATCACCGAGAACAACGGGGCCGCAGGTAGTAAGGAGCTAGCGGGATCGGCGATCGCGTACACCGCTGGGCAGACCTATACCTGTTCCATCTTCTTTCGAGCCAAGACGGTAGGCGCTGCTCGCCGCTTGCGCTTAGCACTCTCGTCGGCGTCGGTGATTGCAGGCAGCCTCGCGGTAACCTTCGACCCCTCCGGCGGGGGCTCTGTGTCGCAGGTCGTGAACGCGGCCAACGCGAGAATTGAGGCTCTTCCCAACGGCCTGTTCCGGGGGCAGTTCTCTTTCACCGCGACGAACAGCGCCTCGGCCAACACGTACATCACGCTAGCAGACACCAATAACCTGACCACATACACAGGTGACGGTGTGTCAGGCTTGACCGTCTACGGCGCGATGATCGAGGCGAGCGGGGCCTTCGGATCGTCCTACATTAAGACGACCGGCTCCCAAGTTACTCGCAGCCCCGACAATGCGATCATCACCGACCTGAGCAAGATCGGATTCAATCCCAGCGAGGGGACGATCTTTGTTGACGCGGAATGCTACAACGCCAACTCGGTGCAAAACGGCGGCAATTCGCCTCGCTTGCTAGTGCTCTATTCCAGCGCGAACGGAAGCGAAAACATTGCCATGTATCGCAGTTCCGCCGCAAACCTAGGCTCCGCACAAATCAGCACCGGTGGGCAGGGTTTTCCGGTGAATGGCCCCACCATTGCTAACGGAGCCAAGTTCAAGATGGCTTTCGCTTACAAAGCTTCGGACAACGCGCTCTGCTTGAACGGCGCAGCCGTCAACACGCTAGCCCAGGCAACGCTGCCTAGCGGACTTGATCGTCTGGTTATCGGGTCTACGGGCAGTGCTGGTTATTGGGGAGGCTGGATTCGACAGGCCAGATATTTCCCGCGCCGCTTGACCAATGCCGAACTCCAAGCCCTGACCGCGTGAGGTGACAATGTTCCACGACTACTATCTGCGCGGGCCCGACCGCGACACCGTCCGCGCTGGCTTGCTAGCAGCAGGGCTCACGGTTGAACTGCTAGGCGACGATGGACAACCGCAGCGCGTGCCAGCCGACGGCGTCAGCATCACCTCACCCGGCGAGATCTCGACCGGCGGCGAGTGGGATGCCGAGGGCAACATAATCACGCCGCCCACGCCGGTGCCGGGCTGGCACACCAACCTGCGCCTGGTGCGGTTGTTGACCGAGGCCGAGCTCGCGCACGTCGGCGCCTGGATCCTTGACCCGGCACCGACGACACCGTATCGGGTGTGGGCATGAAGCTCGGCACGCATCCGCTAGCGCTGATCGTCACCACGACGCGCCTGATCCCGGCCCGCTTCGATGGCTACGCCGTCGGCCCGGTGGTGCTGGTGCGCCCCGGTACCAGCACGGCGCTGCTCGCGCACGAGCTCACACACGTACGCCAGTTCTGGCGCTGCTGGGGCTTCAATGGGCTGCTGTACCAGATCAGCCGCCGCTGGCGCCTGCGCTTCGAGCTGGAGGCCTACCGCGCCCAACTGGCGGTCACCGGGCCGCTGCCGGCGCTGCTGTTTGCCGGGATGCTGGCCAGCAACTACGACCTGGACGTCACGCAGGAGGAGGCCTATCGCCTGCTGACGGCCTAGCCCGCCACCACGCCAATACGGGCCACCCTGAGGGGACACCCTGAGGGGTGGCTTTTTCTTGCCCGCCGCGTGCGGGCTTTTTTATGGAAAGGAGCCATGGACAAACAGACGTTTCAGCAGGCAGCCAATCTCAGCGCTGCCTTGGCCGATCGCTGGTGGCCACACGTCGACGCCGCGCTGTTCGAATTTGGCATCTTGCTTCCGCACCGGGTGGCGGCCTGGATTGCCCAGGTCGGCCATGAATCGAAGGGCTTCTCCTCCCTGGCGGAATCCTTCGATTACTCGGTGCAGGGCCTGGTGGTCAACTTCGGTGCGCGCATGCCGGTCAAGCTGGCCGGCACCTTGGGTCGCCAGGCGGGCGAGCGTGTGGTGCCGCTTGAGCGGCAACCGCGCATCGCCAGCATCGTCTACGCCAGCCGGTACGGCAACGGCGAAGCGGCCACCGGTGACGGCTGGAAGTTCCGCGGCCGCGGCCTGAAGCAGATCACTTTCCGCGCGAATTACGAGGCCTGCGGTCATGCGCTCGGCGTCGACCTGGTCGCGCAGCCGGAGTTGCTCGCCACCGATGATCGCCTGGCGGCTCGGTCAGCGGCGTGGTTCTGGTTCGCGCACGGCTGCAACGAGCTGGCCGATCGTGGCGACTTCGCGCAACTCACGCGGCGCATCAACGGCGGTACCAACGGGCTCGACGACCGGCGGCAGCGCTGGCTGCGTGCCCAGCAATTCATCCACGCATAAACGACCGCAAAGGAAACGGGTACATGCAAGAACCAGAAAAGAGCTTGTTTATGTTGGTGGTCGTCGGCGCCATGATTGGCCTGGGCAAGTTGCTGGCCAGCGACGAAGCCATCACCGTGCGCCTGGTGGTCGCTCGGACGGTGATGGGGGCAGCTGCCTCGATGGTGGCCGGTATGGCGCTCATTCAGTTCCCCGAGCTCAACCCGGTAGCACTGGTGGGGCTTGGCAGCGCATTCGGCATCGTTGGCGCACAGGCCCTGGAAAGTTACTTTAAGCGCAGGCTGCGCCAGAGCGAGGGCCGGCATGGCAAAGGCACTTGAGTTCTTGGCCGCATGGAAGGGCCGCCTGGCGGCGGCCTTTTTTATGGTGGCGGTCGGTGCGGTGCTGGGCGGGGCGCTCGCCTGGTGGCTGCAGGGAAATCACTATGAGCGCCAGCTTTCTGAGTACGGGCGCGAGCTGGCCGAGCTTCGCGCGGAGCAAGCCAGGCAGGTGGCCGAGGCGGTCAACGCCGCGCGCCTCGAAGAACAACGCCGCACCGCGGCACAGACGGAGATCGCCAATGCGGCCATCCAACAAGCCGAGGCCGCCCGGGCCGATGCTCGGGCTGCTGACACTGCTCGTCGCGAGTTGCTCGCACGTGCAACCGCCCTCGCCAATGCCAGTCGAGGCCCCGGCGATCCCGCCGCTGTCGGGGGCGGCGCGCCAGCCGCCACTCCCGTCGATCTGCTCGCCGACGTGCTCGGCCGGGCTGATGCGCGAGCGGGAGAGCTGGCTGCAGAGCTTGACGCCAGCCGAGGCGCCGGGCTCGCCTGCGAACGCAGCTATGACGCGTTGACCGAGCGAGTAGTGAATCGGTGAGCCGCAAGCTCAAAAGTAGAAGGGATAAAAGCGGCAGCAGAGCTTCCGGCAGCAGCCTCTATTCGAGGGGGGCGGCCAGTCTCAGTGCGTCGGACAGGTGCCGGTTTCAGGCGCCGTCCGACAAAAGAAAAAGCCCTCGGCCAAGGTGGGCGAGGGCTGTGTCCATCTAATGACGGAAAAAAAGGCCCTTGGGGCCTGGGGGCGTTCCCCGGTGGCCGTAAAGGCGAGGTCACGAGCCCCGCTTATTCCATGCTGGACGATTTTCGTTGAATTGGCATCCGCCACAATGTCTACACCGCAGCCCCATTAAGTGTGTTTCAACAACGAATTCCTCAATCGAGATGCCCGTTGACGTGGTGACGCTCAAGCTCATTGGATGTTCGTCGGTCGACATGCGAGTGGGACAATTCGCTGAGTACACCGATCATGCCAGGAAGGCAGGCCAGCCCTCGGAGCGCAGCGACGGCGTTGATACCGGCCCGATAAGGAAAGGTTCTCGGCCAAGGTTGGCGAGGGCTTGAAGTCGTATTGGGCGAGCCGCAGAACCCTCGGCCTAGTCAGTAAGAGGTGTAAAAGCACCCCGCCGCTTGACTAGATCGCGGCGGGGCGAAATGCACAGTGGATGCCCCGGGGGGTGGGCATCGCCTACCGTGCCTTTCTAGCGTAGGGGGGCATTCAGCAAAAGCAATGTGGGCTCTCGCACAGAGCAATTACGATGTTTATCTCTTGAACCGCTCAGGTGGCACCCCTGGTCGCTTAATCGTTATCCAGTCGCGCTATCGCTCGCCAGAGCGGTACGCCGACCTGGCGGCGCTTTCCAACCACGCCCTCCAGGCCGAAGTCGGGGGCTGTTAGCATGCCAAGCCTGTACCGCGGTGGCGCGTCTAACGTGGCGTCGCCGCCTTCACGCAGGCGAACCGCGGGTTCGCCCGTGCGCGCCAGCAGGCGATACCCGTCGAATTTCAGTTCGTATTGCCAGTCGTCGCCATGCGGCATCACGCCGCGCTTGGCCAGCATCAGCGAGAAGCTGGCCAAGTTCAGGGGTGCGGCCGCAGGCCGGCCGGGCATAGGTGTCAACCCTTGATGTCGCGGGGGTCGTGGCCGAAGCTGTTGCGCTCCCGGATCTGGCCGTCACGGCCATGAATGAACAGTTCGACCTGCTTTTCCCTGGCGCGCTCCGTGCCGGCGGTAATAGCCTCATCCTGCGTGTCGAACGTTTCGCGGCCATGCCCGCCTTCAGCTTCAACCGCCCAGCGGTCTCCGGCCGGTACAACATGAATGTCATTGCCTGGCAT